ACCCACTGTACGTAACGGTCCCAAGCGGACTGTACTGGTTGTGAGAGAGTAGCTTGCATTAGTTTAGATTAGATTAGTAGATACCGGGGATAAGCTGTCCGGTCACAGCATAAGAACCGATTGCGGCGATGACACCAAGCATTGCAAGGCGACCATTCAATCGTTCTGCCTTCTCGTTATGGGGGAGAGACCCTTCATCGATATACATCTTAGGTTCAATAGCGTAAAGGTTTTGACGTCCGCCGTCTTCGGTGGTTACTGTCATCAGAAGGTATACTTAACGCCTGCTTTCACAGACAGCTTGACATCATTGAGGTCCCAGTCATCACCACTGTAAGCTTTGAGCTCACCATAGGCAGTGACATCCTCAGTCAAGGCAGTCTTGATACCGACTTTACCACCGACTTGGTACTCCAGATCCTCTGCACCATCACGGCTCACAAAGCTAGGACCACCTTGAACGTAGTACTTGGAGGACTCACCAAGCTCACCTTCCCAGCCATACTGGGTGTCAATACGGGTAGCACTGTAGTCACCGTCTTGGAATGAGGAGTTTGCCTCAACGTTGGCGAACTGACCTGCCATTGCAGGGGCAGCCAGCAAAACGGAAGCTGCAGAAAGGGCGAAAATTTTTTTCATTGTTTTTTTAAGGGTTTAAATGTTGTCTTCATCAATTAGTCCATCAATCTGTAGGAGTAGTTCCCGTAGATTGTTACGACTGGTGTTTACATTATTCAGTTGTGATTGGAGATTACTAACCTGAGCATTCAGGTCTGCAATAATATTCTCGAAGGATGCCACATCAGTAGCAGCAGCGAGAATCTGTAGTTGCGCAGTAATCTCTCCTAGTTTAGTCTCAAGACCAGAGGTGTCAAGACTGAACGAACCACTACCAGTACCCGTGTTTCTAGGCTGTAGTGGTACAACAGGTTTTACCATTAGTATGTATCGAGGTTGGATCTACCAAGCTTTTCGAACACATCATTACGGTAGGCAGGATCAGTGTCATAACGAGGGTCATTCATTGCCCGTACAACCTCTGCCTGGGATCGGAATACATCCGCCTGTGCTGGCGGTGCTCCTTTCCCAGACAAGAGTTGACCATCTCTACCATTGTTAGCTTCATACTGTGCCATCAAACCAGCGACTGCTAGTTGGATTGCAGGACCGTTACCTGTTTCTACAAGTTTATCGAAAGCACTAACATAAGCTTCATCGAGAGATTCATTAGCCCATGACATCAACTCACCGTATGCTTCATCACCTCCGACTGATCCTTTAATGAAGTTCACCTCTTTCTCAGAGAGATCTACACCACCCTCAGTGTTATCTAGGAATGTCTTAGCTACTTCCTGTGGATCAAGATCTTTAAATTTAGAGAGGTCAAACTCATCACTAGTCCTAGCTTCGTCAATTAGATCCAGGATAGGATTTACTTCTTCGGTGGCCTCGGTTTCCCGCAGCTCTTCTTGTTCTTGTTCATTAGGTTGTCCTAGTTTACGTTGTAATTCAATGTATGCTTTCTCTAGTTGTTCAGCATCTTCAAACTTACCAGCTAACAGTTGTTCGTGTTGTTCAACAGCTTGTTCTCCTACCTTCAGACTATCCAGTTCCTCTTCAGAGAACTCTGGCTGGTCTGCTTCAGTAGGATCGTAATTGAGTGTAGGCATTATGGTTGATAATCAGGGCGGTTTGTATCAATGACTCGTAGGTTACCAAGACCTGGACGGTCGATCAGTTTCTTAGGAGCGTACTTATTTTCCTCACCTTTAGGTGCGTTAATCTGTCGCACCCTAGGTTTAGGTTTAGGGAGTGATTGTTTTTTAGGTGGGTTCGTCATCAGTCAACTCTTTTTGTAGTTGTGGATTCTTGGATGGGTCATTCATTGGGGCAGATGCCATCTGTCCTTCCTGTTTGACACGTTCCATATCCATCTGTTGTTGTTGTGCCTGTTCGCTTTCACCAGATACCTGGTCCTGTGTCTTAACTAGGTTCAGGATATCAATACCTTGAGACGCAGCGAGTCGTTTGATGTACTCACTGGGATCAATGTACTGCATGATAGCTTCAGGTCCCATCGTCTGTGCGATGGTGGTGATGAATTGAGTAAGAGATTCTCTATCCTGTCCACGTCCCAGTGCATTAACACCAGCGACAATCTGTGGACGGACTAGTTCCTTAGGAATCTTAGGGATCTGATTACTACGTTGGAGTACCAGTAAGGTACGGTTCAAGTATGGTACTAAGAACTCTACAGTCAACAGTGAGAAGATACCACCAAGTTGTTGTTCAAGTTCTAGTTGTGTTAGTCGTACTTCCTCAGCAGTAGTACGTTCACTCTGTCGTACAGACAACACAAGGAATGCGTCACTGATACGTTGAGCTAGTTGTTGTGACATCTGTGCAGCGGTAGCAAAGTCTGCTGACTTACCTACCTGTACGACTTGCACATCCTCAGGTCTACCCTGAACGATGGCACCGTTACCTGCTTGAGCAAGTGTCTGTGGTTTGGTGGTACTGGATGGTGATACAAGGAAGACTACCTTAGCAGCGACCGCAGACCCTTCTACAAGAGCCTGTGACAGTGCTTCAAGAGACTTGATATCTCCTAGGTACTCTTCAACTCTACCACGTCCGTACGCCTCTCCGTCAACTGTATTGAATCGCAGGACTAACCATGGAGAAGCATTCTTAGGAGATGTACCACGGGTACCAGGGATTACCTTATCAAAAGCTTCCTGATGCCAGACCCATCGTCCTTTATCTTTCTCCAATCGGACGTAGGTATACACCTCAACGTCCTGTTCCTTTCCACCTACCTGACCATTGTCACCGGGATGGTTCGGGACAGGTTCCTTGATTGTTCCTTCAAGAACCCGTCGGCTAATTAGTTCTTTGGTAACGATCTCTAATACGTTACCGTCACCGTCTCTGTTTACAACATACCTGTTAAGTGGGAAGTGTTTGAGACCATCCTTACCCATAAAGATTAGTGCGTTACCACTAACAATAAGATGTCGGACAGCCTCATGAACCACTACCCTATCAGAAGAGGCATTGATGTAATCCATAATCATTCTCTCTACCTTACTGAACCCAACTTCTAGGTCAGTCTTGATCTCAGGATCTAGTTGGTCACCCAACTTACTTTCATCAAGTTGTAGTTTAAAGAACGTTGTCTGTGGTGGCAACAGAGCAAGCATTAGTTTAGCAGCCAAGGTTGTTACACACTTGGCACCTACTGCCTGCCATGGAGTCACCAGATTTTTATGAGACTGAGGTTTCTCATCGTGTCTCACAAGATATGGAATGGTGAGACGTGAGCATTCAACTCCCATGTCAAGGAACTCCTGACGTTCAGAGGAGAGTTGAGTATAACGATCACGTGCTTTATCCATTAACCTAGTCCAATACCTGTAGTTGCACCACTACCTAATCCGATACCCATACTCAATGGGTTAGCGAATTGGTATTGCTGACCAGTTGCAGCTTGCCGTTCCTTCCTACTCTTACGTGTTGTAAATGAGGGAGTATAGGAACTAGCTTTCAAAGGACGATTAGCTAGAGGTACACTGTTGGCAGCATCTTTTAAAGCTTGAGCCATCTGTTGTTGTCCCCGTGCGATACTCTCCTGTTGTGCTTGGAGTGCACGGTTAAAGTTATCCGTAGTCTGTTGTTGGATACGTTGTTCGTTCTCCCTAACAGTAAATACATGGTTCATCGGGATGTAAACACCCCTTTGTTGCCAGAACCTTTGGATCTCTCTTTTAGATTTTCCCATTAGTTTTCTAATCTATTGTGTAACCACTCCACGACGGAGCGTTGTCCAGACCTATACATAATAGTAGAAATACTATCACTAGGGCTAGGGTTTGTGGGTGGAAAAAGATCCTCCATCTCTTCTAGGATAGAGGAAGCTTGGAGACCTAACGTCTCAAGCATATTGAGGGAGGTTGACATTACTATGTTCGAAGAAGGCGGGCATTCGAGCTGATTTGGTGACAGAAAGTTCTGGAGCCTTACCTTCGTACATTAGCCGATCGCTGGAATCCGCCCAGAATTTTTTGTCCAAAAATCTATTGGTAGTATTTGTACCTAGCGGTTCCAACATCCAGTGAATAGTCGCTTTACGGAGCTTATCCAAGGATGATGAG